CTATATCTTTTCCACCGCTTTTCTTAACTCTTCAATATCCTTATGAGTATAAAATTTTTCAGTCGTTGTATAACTGTTATGACCAATTAATTTTTTTATTGAAGTCTTATTTGCTTCCGCATTACTTAAAAGAGTTGCGAAAGTATGACGTGTATCATGTGGCTTATGTTTCATTCCCAGCTGTTCCATTAAAGGCTCAAATTTTTCTCTGTAATAGTTGTTATACTTCATCTGTTCGCCCTTGGAATTTACTATAAGGTATTCATTTTCAGGATTCATTCTTTCTTTGATAAAATCTATTATCTTAGAATGAATGGGAACTATTCTGTCTTTCCCTGCTTCAGTTTTTAAACCACCTTTAACAATTCTGTTTTCTAAATCAACATCACTGTTTTTAATTTCCAGTAGTTCTCCTATTCTAAATCCTGTGTAAATCATGATTAAAATTGTATCTATCCATTCATGTTCTTTTACTAATTCCCATAATCTTTCAATTTCTTCAGATGTAAAAGGTCTTCTGTCATTTTCTTCAGTATTTTTCCCAATATCTATATATTTACTGTAGTCTTTTGAGACAATGTCATTTTTCATAGCATAGTTGTATAGCTGGTTGAATAGAACTTTTATTTTTCTTTTTGTTCCGTATTTGACATCAGGATTTAAAACAATTTCCTGTAAATGTGAAGCCTTTAAATCTACGAATTTTATAGAATGTAAAGGCTCGGACTTCTTAAAAGCTGCAATATATCCTAACTGTGCTGAATGCCCTACTGTCTCAAATTTTTCATTTTTCCATTTCTCATATACTTCTAAAAAAGTAATGCTCTGAATTTCTATATTATATGGATTTTCATTATAATGAACTAAATGATGTTCTGCCTCTTTCTTAGTAGCAAAAGTTCCTAAATATTTATAGATCTGTTTTCCGTTATTATCCCAGCCAGTAGTAACTCTAACGGCAAAAGGTTTTCTTCTTTTGCCGTCAAGTTTTATCACAGAACCATATCCATTAGGATTTCTCATTTTCATACTATTGCCCCTTATTTAAAAATTCATTGTAACTAATTCCCATATATTCTTCAGCTTTTTTAATAGGTATATGATATTTATATCTTGGTTTATTATTTGTAACTTTTGTGACTATTGCACTTCCTATGTTCAAAGTTCCACTTCTCAGTCCACTTTTTAAAGTTTTTTCATCAATCTGTAGAAATGTACTTGCTTCTTTAACACTTAGTACTGACTTCATTTTATCCTCCAGTTTTAATTATCTTTTTGTTTTCTGTTTTAAAATAAAATACTGTCATAGTATTCTATTTTTCTTTTTTCAAACCATCTGTCTTCTTCGTAATATTCCGCACTCTCAACCCACTCATTATAACATTTTTCACAGTAATAATGATTAAGTACTGGTATGAGGTAGCCTTTTAAAGCTCCCCCATTACAGTAATCACAAATTCCGTATCCTCCAAATTCCATAGTTTCAGCTCCAGTCATTTCATAAACTGTAAAACCTTTTTCATTTATAAATTTTCTAGCCATTATTCTTCCACCTTCTCAAATGGATTTCCTTCACTGTTTTTTCCAAATAATGATTTTTCCAAATCCTCTTCTTCCTCTACTACTTCGGCATCTTCTACATCTACACTTTTTGGTTGCTCCTGAGGAACATCTGAGATATTTGCTAAATCAATTCCACTCTCTTCAGCTTCATACATTCCTTCAAGCTCTTCAATAAATGCTTCTCTTAATGCTTGAGCCTTAGCTACTTTAGTTATCATTGTTATTGGTCTGTTCGACCAGTTAGTATTAGGAGTTCCGTCACTTTTAGTTTGTATATATTCATCAAGATTGACTTCAACTGTAACTGGATTTTCCCAGTCTTTTCTATATACTGTACACCATGCCCCTATAAGCTCTTCTTTGTCTTTCAGATAAATTGTGCTGTCTCTTTTAATGAGTTCTCCATCTGATTTTCTGAGAACGTATATACCTACTTTTTTCCCGTTGTACTCTTTATGCTTTATTGCTCTTTTTTCAAGAGCGTCTCTTGAAACAACCATTGTTGCAGGCTGATTTCCGTATTTGATTAAATATACTTCCTTTGTGAAAGGATTTAACTTTCTCGCCTTACATAGATGCATAAAATAAACTATTTCCTGTTCTGTAAGTTTATCAGATTGTCCATTTACAAGATAATTTTTAACTATTGAGGGACTAAGTTTTATTTCTTCATTTCCTACTGTAAAAACCATTAATTTATTATTTTTTTTGCTTTCTTCATTTGCTAATCTTCCCATTTTATTTCCTCCTATAATTCTATACTTTCTTTTAGTTCAAATTTTATATTATATTTATCTGATAATGCTTTCAGTTCTTTCAAAAAAGATAAAGGAGCATTCTCGAATCTTATCGTAGTATCAAAATACTTTTCATTCTCGGCATTCTTTTCAACTGAGGGTATATTTGCTTGACTGACTTCTTTTTCTTTCACTGCAGAGGAAATGTGAGAGTTTTCAGTCATTTCCTTTTTTACTTCCTCTTTCATTGCTTCTTCCTGTTTTTTGAGTTGATGAAATTTAAGTCCTATTTTTTCAGATAAAATATGAAGCGGTTCTGTATAATATTGCTTAATATCTTCAAATTTAATCTTATAAGAAACTCCTTCATTTCCCTTTGCCAGTTCTGACTTTATAAAGTTATATCTTTCAAGTTCAGTTTCAATGTTTGCCCTTATCACTTTTTCAGCTTTATCCAAAGTGAAACTACTATTTGATAAATCTCCCTTCATTTCAGGAGTTTTTATAAACTCAAACAATTCCTCAGGAACATTCATGATTGCGAACAGTTCCATTTTTTTAGCTTCAGATAGTTTGAAGTTCTTTTCCTTTGTCTCCTCATCAAATCGGTCCAGTTCATTTTTTATGTTTCTGTAGTTCGTTTCAAGTAATTTTTCAGCTGCTTTTGTTGAGTTTTCAAAACTTTCAAGAGGTTTTTTTGCTTCTTTTATAGTTTCTTTTCTAGCTGATCCTATGGATTTTATTATCTTGTTTATATTTGCCCCTAATGTTTTCATTTCAGAAGCATTTTCTTTTGTGACAACTAAATTTCTTGTTTTTTCGTCAACGTATGAAACAAACTTATTAAAATCTTCTTCATTCCATTGTATTTTTAATGGTGTTTCAACTTTGCTGACAATAGTTAATTCATTCATTTTTCCTCCTTAAAATTCTAATGTATATTCAATTTCAGGTTGTGTTTTAGTTTCAACACATTCCCAAAATATTTTTTCTTTTTCAATTAATGCTTGTGCATCGTCACTATCATATTCAATGACATATTCTTTTAACAATGTATTTTCAAAATTTTCAATATATGCAAACAGTACAAATTTTCTTATTCCGGTGACAATCATATAATGTAAGATTTGCAAGTAGTAATATATTGGTATATCCTCTTTCCATATTCCTAATCCTCTGACTGTAGCTGTCTTGATTTCTATGCCAATAACATCATTCTCAGTATCGGCAATTCCATCGAGATTTGCTAACATAAAAGGGTATTCATTACTTTTATAAGTTACATTTGGCTTTTTAATTTTCCAATCAGGATGCCTTGCTCTTAAAATATTGAGTAAAGGTTCTTCCATCATATTTCCTTTTATGATAGCTTCTTTTTCTGAAAGGTCTTCAGATTCTTCCAGACCTGTTTTTTCTCTCCAAAGCTTCCGGGAAGTTTTCCAAGGATTTTTACCAAAAATTATACTTGCATCACTTCCGCCTATTCCACTTGCCCGGATATTATGCCATTCTCTCTCACTGTTATATTTTATTTCTGTATATTGCAGCATTATTCCTCCTATTTTTTCAAACTCCATTTTTCTTTTTTAGCTGTCTCAAGCACATGAAATACTTCGGACTCGCTAATTTTACACCGACTTGCAATAAGCTTTGTCTCATAAGGCAATAGACATCGCCCTCTGAGATAAGCAAGTGAAAGGCTTAAATCGTGTAATGTTTCAAGGAAAATCTTCTGAAAATTTTCTGCCATCTTTTTTCCCTCCTTATTTTGTATATCAAGAGGACACTATAATCTGTTCCCTCAGTTGAAGAGTATTCGTTACACATAGCATAAGAGGAAATTGAGTATTTTATATCTATTATTTCTTTGTTCTTTGTAAATTCGTTTATCCTTTTTTCTAATTTTTCAGTATCGTTGTTGCTGTGAAATATCTTTACGAACGTTCTCATTTTTCCTCCTACTCCCAAGTTTCATCATCAAATGCCTTGCCGAAATACAGGCAAGTTGTGGATATAGTTAGTAAAACCAATGCAGTAAATATATTACCTGCCCCACATGACATAAATACTGATATTATTCCAATATTAGATAATGTTTTTCTCATTTTTATTTCCCTACCTCTCTTATTTTTTCTTGCAGAATTTCAAATGCTTTTTCAATATTTTCATCTACTTTATAATTAAAAACTATTTCGTCATCAGCATACCTTGCCGGCTTGTTTTCTCTTTTTCTTTTAAAAATTCTTATCCAGAAGCCATTTTCTGCAAATTCTATTGTCAAAGAAACTTGTTTATTCTGTTCTCTGACTTCTATGAATTTTTCAAATATCTCTTTTTCTTTATTCATAAATTCCTCCTAAGCTATTTTCCCAACGATCACACACTTAATTTTTGACACAGTGTGAATCATGTCAGATTTTTTTATGATTTTCTGTAATTCTTCGTTCCCGTATTCTGACGGACTTAATTCGTATTCATCGTATGTTCCTGAATACTCAAAGCCCTTTATTTCTTCTTCTGTAATATCAGGAATTTCATTTTTTAATCTTTCAAATCCCCAATCATAGTATTCCATTTTGGCTATGCCTTGCTGTGGATAGCCAAAGCAGTTTTGCATTGCCCATTTTTTTATTATTTTTTCTTTTTCTGTCATACCCTACTCCTTATCCTTTTATTTCTTTTTCTCCGTAATATTGTTCATAACCAAGTTTTGAAACAGCCTTGCAGTATTCTCTTATATCTTTAAAATCTTTTTGCTTTAAGCCTGTTATTGTTTCTAAAAAAACATCAGCCATTTTTTCTTCCAAAAACATCGCTATTATTTTTCCATCTTTTTCTATCCAGTGATTCATTTTTAACATCTCCTTTAAATATATTCTTTACGTTCACATAAAAGTGAACAAATATTTTAAAATTTTTTATATTCAAAAGTATTGTACACTAAAAAGTGGAAAAAGTCAACACTTTTTTTGATTTTTTAAAAAAAATATTATATAATACTATAAAAAAAGGTGATGAAAATGAAAATCGGAGACGTAATTTTAAAAATTAGAAAAGAAAACAATTACACATTTGAGGAAATAGGAGATAAGTTAAAAGTTTCTAAGGGGTTAATAAATGATATTGAAAAAGATAAGAAAAAAGTAAGTAAAAATATGTATGAAAAATTAATAAAAGCATTTCCACTGTACAAGAAAGATTTGGAAATTGCGTATACTGAACAAGAGTTATTGATGCTACCTGAAAGTATCAAAGAAAATTTAACTAGTGCAACTAAAAAAACTGCTACATCAAATTTAAAAGGCGAACAAAAAATTGATTACGTTGTACTACCCTTATATGGAATGGCAAGTGCTGGAAGTGGGCAAATTAATTATATGGAAGATAAAATAGAAAAAATAAAAATTCCTAAAATTTTTGGGAATCCTAAAAAGGAAGACTTTGTTACTAAAGTTAATGGCGACAGCATGGAGCCGAAATACAGCAATGGAGATTTAATTTTAGTTAGAACATCTGATTTTATTGATATAAGGGAAATGAATAATAAAGAAGCTGTAGTTGATATAGCTGAAGAAAGATTTTTGAAGAAAGTTGAATTTGAAGAAGGAACCGGGGTATTGAGATTGAAATCATATAATACAGCTTATGCTGATATAGTTGTCGAGCCTAGGGAATTAGAGGTAGTGAGAGTTATAGGGACAATAGGGATGATAATTAAGCAATTTCAACATTAAAAATATAATATATATAAAAAGGAGTGATTTTATGAAACAGGAATGGTACAAAACTTGGTGGGGTATTGTGCTTTGTGTTCTATTTTTCTATATTACAATTCCTTATTTAGTTTGGAAAAAAACAAATTGGAATAAAGGGATTAAAATTGGTGTAACAGTTGTATGTGTTTTATTATTTGGTTACGGTATTATAAGTTCAAATTTAAGCAAAAAGAAAGCAGAGGAAGATGCTATTTTAGAAAAAAAGAGAATAGAGAATGTATTAAAAGAGATTGATGTTAATTTAAAAAATGGAAACACGGACAAAGTGCAAGAGTTGTTAAAAACAGTAGATGTTCAAGAAGTTAAGGAATTGAAAACGGAATTTATATTATTTAACAGAGCAGATTATCTTTATGAGTTAGGAAGTTTAACAGATGAAGAATATCAAAAATTAAAAAATGGTATTCTGGAAAGAAATTTATTTAAAACAGATGCCCTTAATAAAAAATATATAGAAAATCTTAAAAAAATAGAAAATAAAAGGGAAGAAGCAATCAAAAAATATACAGAAATCAAGGTTGCAGCTTTAACGAAAGAAGCAAAGAAAACAATGGAAAAAGTTTTGAAAAAAACTTATTTAAAAGATCCAGCTAGTTACAAGGAAATCGGGACAAGTACTGGAGAAACAGGAGATAATAAGACAATAACAATAATTCAAGAATTTAGTGCAAAAAATTCTTTTAACGGAACAGTAAGAGAAATTTGCAGCATTACACAAGACATCCGTACAGGAGAATTAGGGAAGTTATCGTGTAGCTTGAGATAGAAGTAATAAAAAGAAGCTTTTTAAAAGTTTCTTTTTTTATTTCTAAAATCATGTTGACTTTTTCCACTTTTTAGTGTACATTATAATTGAAACATTATTTTTTTATTTAATTTATTCACAAAAAAGTGAAAGCAAGGAGGAAAAGTTGGATACAAAAGAAATTTTTATACAAATTGATAAAATAATAAGAAATAAATACAGGTTTGTAAATAATTTTTGTAAAGAAACTGGAAGAAATAAGAAAAGTTACAGTAATTCTTACAATAGAGCTATCTCAGGAGGAAGCTCAAACTTGAATTTTGTTGAAAAATTACTTAATGATTTAGGTTACGAACTGACTATACAGTTAAAATCAAATAAAGAAATGCGAGAGAAGTAACTCGTTAAAACTTGCTGGCACAGACTCCTATAAAATTTTTATTGTTTGATTCTGATTCCTTTCCATATTGTGCCAGTTTTTTTAAATAAAAAATCGGACAAAAGTCCGATTCATATAGGGTTTTATAATTTAATTTATGCATTAATTATATCAGAAAAAAAATGAGGTGTAAAGATGGAAAAACCAAATTTTTACGGAATAATGCCTGCTGATGTCAGGTATGATAAAAACTTAAAACCAATGGAAAAGATACTATATACAGAAATAACAGCATTAACTAATTCCAAAGGTTATTGCTTTGCTACAAATTCATATTTTTCTGAACTCTACGAAGTTCATAAAAATACCGTAGGGAACTGGATAAGCAACCTTGAAAAGCAAGGCTATATAAAAACGGTTCTGATTTATAAAAAAGGAACTAAGGAAATTATGGAAAGAAGGATTTATATTAATCAAAAAAATGTTATACCTATCAACGAAAAGATTGATACCCCTATCAATGAAAAAGTTGATACCTATCAACGAAAAGGTTGTGACCCTATCAATGAAAAAGTTGAGGATAATAATACAAGATTAATATTAAATAATAATATTATATATTTATTTAAGAGCAGCGAGTTCAAAGAAAAATTTGATTATTTTATTCAGCAAAGAAAACTCGAAAGGAAAAACGAAGGTAATGACTTAGGAATTTTAGAAATAGATTTGTATCAGAAAAGATTATATGAACTGTCGAAAGGCAATGAAAAAGAGGCATTAAAAATATTGGAAAAAGCAATAATGAGAAACTGGAAAGATTTTTATATCGAGGAGGGAAAAAATGGGAATAACTTCAATGGCGGAAGTAATAAAAAAGAAACAAGAAAACCAAATTATAACATTGAAGCCGACTTCTAATGTGGAAACAGTCAATATCAGCGTATTTGAAAATCAGAAAAATAAAGGACTGATAAATTACTATAGAGATATTTCAACATTACCTAAGAAAATTTCAGACTGTACATTTGAAAAATCGGTTGTCAAAAACAAAAAGGAACTAGAAATAAAAACTAAGCTTGAAAAATATTGTGAAAATTTTGAAAAAGCTCTGAAACATGGAATAGGATTATATTTCTACGGAAAAAGAGGAACTGGAAAAACATTCTATAGTCTGTGTATTTTCAATGAATTATCAAGTAAATACAAGGTTTATCGTACAAGCTTGATGGAAATAAATAATAAGATAAAAGGCTCTTTTCAGGATAAAAATACAACAGAACAGGGAATTATTAATGATTTGCTAAATGCTGATCTTGTAATTTTAGATGACTTAGGAAAGGAATATCTGAGTGAAAGTTGGGGTAAAGAGAAGCTTTTCTACATATTCAACAAGCTGTACGAAGCGGAGAAGTGCTTAATAATATCCACAACTTTAGACATTCCGCAGATGTCAGAATATCTAAGTATAAAAGGGAGTGATGATGTATTTGACAGAATGACTGAAAATTGCAGAAGCTTAAAATTTGACTGGGAAAGCAAAAGAAAAACAATCAAGGAGAAAATTAAAAAGGAGATATTCGAATGAAGATAATAACAGAAAAAGACGTCATAAAAGCTGAACTTGAAAATAAAGCAATGAATTTAAGAAGAGAAGAGCTGCAAAAAGAGGATAAAAAATTATTGAAACAGATAAATAAAAATATAAAACTTATTGAAAGCTACAAAAAGGTTAAAAAATGTAAAAAATCAAAATAATAGAACTTTTTTCAGGAGCAGGATAATGAGTAGGATAAGAGTTTATTTCATGGAAATAATAGATTTAAATGGTGGTAAACATCAAATAAAATCAGATGACTATAACAAAATATGGGATTTTGTAAAAAGACATAAAGGGTCAATAAAAAATATTCATTCTGGAAATAAATTAGTTTCAGAAAAGAAATTCAAAGAAATGAAAAAGGAAGAAAATTTTAAATAGGAGGAAATTTGGAGTTAAAAGAGTTAACAGAAAAATTTAAAGAAATATTTGGAGAACTGGAAGATTTTAATTTAGAATTATTGACTGAGTCTAATTGTTCTAAATATTTAGAGTTAATAAATAATGATTTAGAAACAGACTATCTGCAAAAAATATGGCAGTTTTTCATGGCGGATAGAGAAAATAAAAAACAGGATTTCACACCAAAAAGTTTGGGAAAACTTATTTCTGAGTTAACAAAATCAACTGTTGAAGAGTGGGTTTATGATATGTGCTCTGGCAGTGGAGCATTAACAATTCAAAAGTGGTGCATCAACAAAAATTTAAAGTTTGTGTGTGAAGAACTTGATGAAAATCTAATTCCTTTTCTACTTTTTAATTTAAAAATCAGGAACATCGAAGGTTATGTAATAAACGGAAATGTTTTAACTGGTGAAAGAAAAACAGTTTATAAACTAACACAAGGAGCAAAATTTTCAGAAATAGAAATCTGTATGTTTTTTGAATATCCTGACTTCAGTTCAGGAATAAGCAATCCACCTTTCAATTTAAGAGGTGAACATAAAGGAGAATTTTCACTTAAAAACATGAACTATGTTTTTGTTTTGAAAATGCTTGAAAGAGTTAAAGGCAAAGTAGCTTTTATTTTGCCAAAAGGTGTGACTTCATCTGGCGAAGAAAAGGAAGCAAGAAAGCATCTTAAAGAAAACAATCGTATAAGAGCTGTAATTACTAATCCTGAAGGTATGTTTGAAAGTACAGCTATACCGACGACAGTATTATTTTTTGAGGATTCAGAAGAAATAAGTTTTTTAAATTGCAAAAATTTTTTCACAGAAGAAGAAAGAAAACAAAAAGGAGAAGATCATACTAAAAATAGAGTTTATACAAAAGTATTAAAAACCTACTCTGATGAACAAATAAAAACCATTTTATCTTGTATTGAAGAAAAAAGAGATATAGTGAATTTTTCTAAAACTGTAGGAAATAATGAAATTCAAGAAGAAAACTGGGAACCGTTACGATACGTTGAAATGAAAACAGAAGAAAAATATAACAGAAGCTATGAAGATATACTCACAGATTTACAGAGAGTGATGATTCAAAAAAATGAAAATAAGCTTACTATAAATGAAACATGGGCAAAAGAAATTGGTTTTTTAGAAGTTTTTGAAAATGCTACTAAATCTGATGAAACAACTAGAGAAATAAATAAAACAATAAAAGAAATTCTAAAGTTAGAAATAGAACTTCCAACTCAAAAATATATTAGGACAACAAAATCTAAAGAATTGAAAATTGAGAATATGGATAAATCAGAAATTACGTCACTTATGTTGATGACATTGAACACGTGGAGAACTATGATTCATTTTCTCAACAATGAAGAAAATAGATATTTATCGGAATTGAAAGATAAAATGTTGCCTGATTTGATGAGTGGCAACTTAAAAATCTGAAAATAGGAGGGATTATAAATGGCAAAAAAAGTAATTAAGTTAATTAGAAACAGAGAATTCAAATTAAATGATAACAATAATATTAAAAGCCCCGAACATTATAAACTTGAAGGCTTAAATGTTGAATCAATAGAAGTTATTAAGTCGGTGCTAGGACAAGAGGGCTTCAAGTCATTCTGTAAAGGTAACATTATGAAATATCTGATAAGAGCAGAAAAGAAAAATGGCTTAGAGGATTACAAGAAGGCTAAGACATATTTAGACTGGTATTTGAGAGAATGTGAAAGCAATGATTAAACTTGAATTGCCAGTTTATTGGGAAACAAGAAAAAATAAATTTGAACGGATATAAAAACAGGATAATAACAATAGATGAAAAAAGATTGTCTAATTTTAGAAGAATGCACGGAGGAGAAATTGGAGGAATACATCAGTGGAGTGAAACATTAAATCAAAGAAAATTTGAAAAAATAAAAAGAAATAAATATTTTAAATAAAAATCAGGAGGAAGGAAACATGTTAGTAAATCATAATATTATTGATTATATGGTTAAATCTTGCGTAGATACATATAATTTGGGAGAAGCTAGATTAATAAAACAAAATTTGGAAGAAAAGAAGGTACAATTTGCATTCAAACGTGCAGATTTAAAATTAAGTGTTGAATTTGCAAATGATAAAATTTCCTCAATAATTTACAACAGTTTTTTAACGGATCAGCAAAGAGAGAATGTTACAGAACAGGAGTTCACGGCAAAATTGAATGACATGCTTGCAGTGAAAACAGTTGAAAGTGTTGAAGAAATTGAAAAAATGTCAAATGAGATAATAAGAGCTGTAAATTCTTCAAAACTGTTTGGTGGAAAAGTAAAACAATTGTTATTAAACAGTGAGGATAGAGAAAAGTTATTCAAAATAAAAAATTTCTTTGGAGCTGAAAAACAATTGTTAAAGCTATATGAAGAAATTGAAGAATTACAAGCAGCATATAGAAACTATAGAAAATCTTTTTACAAAAAAGATGAAAACTTGATAGAAGAGATTGCAGACTGTTTTGTAATTGCTCTTCAAATCAATAAAGTGAAAATGATTAAAAATATGATTAGAGGCATGGTCGACAATTCCAGTGTATTTAAAACTGAAATGATTGAAAAAATCATTAGAATGGTTAAATTTAAAATAAATAGGACAGTGGACCGAATAGAAAAAGGAGAATACGGAGTTTATAAGATTGAATATAAGGCTGACAGGGGAACAGAACAGCCTGAAAATTCTAAAGAAAAAGAATTAGAGGATAAAAACTCAACTGAAGAAAAAGAAGAGCAAAAAACAGGAAATATGACAAAATCAGAAAAGGAGAAATTAAAAAAAGAACAGAAAATATATGAATTTATAAAAAATAAGTCTCCATTCTACTATAGGTCAAAAGAGGTTAGAGATGGGACAAAAATACATCCGACCGAATGCACTGAAATAGTAAAAGAACTGATTGAAAAAGGAAAAATAAAAATAATAAAAAAAGGGAAAGATGGCATATATGGAGCAACTCTTTCAATATCAGAAAATATTCAGGAAGCGGAGGTTGTAAGTTAATGGCAACTAATCCGGGAAAAAAGTTTGAAGAGGATTTCTCAAACAGTGTAAACAGGGAAGAGATATTTTTACATAGATTAAAAGATGGCTCCACGAGTACAGGAGCAGATGGAAAAATGATAAGACTAAAAAATAAAAATTTGTGTGACTTCATACTCTTCAAGGACGGGCAACTTGTCCTTGTTGAGTTGAAAAGTTTTCTGGGAAAGTCGATGGCTTTCAGCAATATAAAAAGTACTGTAGATGAACAGCAGACATTTTTATATAACTTGAGATTGGAAGCAAGTAAAAATAATGTGAAAGCCTATATGGTTTTGAATTTTAGAGAATTAAATGAAACATACGCTATAGATATTCATAATTTTGACGAGTTTTATAAATTTACAGGAAAAAAATCAATAGATATTACAGAAGCTAGACAACTTGGAAAACAGTTATGGCAGAAAAAATCAAGAACTAGATACAGATACGGAATAGAAGATTTATTTAATTAGGAGGGGAAATGGAAAACTTGGATAAAAACATGATTTTAGAGAAAATAACAAATGAAATAAACAGATTTATGGCAAAGACAAGAGGTAAAACTAGGAAAGTAGCTGAAATTTGTGCTAAACATCCTGAAATATTTTTAGAAATTCAAAAGCCTGATACAGTTTTAAAATACTATTTGGATAGGGAAAATAATATAAGTGCCATTACAATGTCTTTATCTGAATACAAAGAAAAAGATTTTCCACTTTCAACAATAAGAAACACAAGAAGAGATATAGAGTTATTTTTGGAGAAAAAAGGAATTAATCTTGAAATTGGTTCACTGCTGCAAAAAAAAGGATTATTTATGAAAATTGAAAGAGCGAAAGGAAATAAAAATTTTTAAAAGAAACATATTAAAAAATGGAGGTGTAGGAGTTGGAAGATATACTGAAAGGGACATTTGAAATAAATATGGATACAGGAGAAACAAAGTATTTTCTTACTTCTACGCAGACTGTAAAAGAGAAACATACTAAAAAGCTTGAGGATTTCATAGAAAATACAATTGCAACTGTTATTGTTGATAAAAGATTGACTACAGAGCAGAGAAAAAAAATATGGTGTATTTTAGATGATTTTGCTTATTGCAATGGTGGAGACAAGGAGCAGTGGAGAGAACAGCTTCAGACTGAATTTTGCAGATTACATGATCTTGAATATTTCAGTATATCCGAAACAAAAAGAGACGGAGCAAGCAAAGATGTTGCAAGGGAATTCATTCAGTGGCTATGTGAGTTGGCTGTGAGAGAAAATGTAGGCTTCAGGGAAGAAACAGGCAATCCTGCTACGTGGGTTCCTGAAATTGGAAGATTTGTTATTAGTTGTCTGAGAGCTAGGAGATGTGCAGTATGTGGAAAAGTTCATGATTTTCACAATGGAGATATAGTTGATTTAGAACATTGGAACACAATCTCAAGTAGTGCCGGGACTTATGAAAATGATGATGGATTAAAAAATCCATTCATAACATTGTGCCGTGAACATCACATGATAAAACATGCGATAGGAAAAGAGGAATTTCAGGAAAAATATATTGTAGGTGGTGTATGGCTCAACCCTCAACTTGTATACGAGTTACTGGATATTTATCCAAATCACTTTGCATTGTTCCGGAAAAAATTAAAAAATGGAGAATATGATGATGTAATAGTGAAGGAGAAATAAAATGATATTAAAAATAATTGTGACAATAATAATTTTAAGTACAGTTTTTAATCAAGTGAGTAAAGCAGAAGAAAGAAAATATTTTAAGGGTGCTTTCTTTGATTTGTTTATAATGTGTATATATCTAGCAACAACAATAGGAATTTATTTATTTTTAAAGTAATGACAGGAGGAATAAAAATGAAATTTTTAAAAACATATTTATTAGGTGTTATAATAGTTTTTGTTATTTTAACAGCAGGAAGAACAATATCAAAAATAAAGTCATACAAAAGAACAGGCAGATGGAACAGTCACAAAATCGAATGGGACGAAATAACGTATTATTCGCTTTACAGTTTTAGTTTTTTTGCTCTGCTGTTAGATGATTTTATAAGAGAAAATTTTTAATTAAAATAAAAGTACAATGACAGTTGAATAATTAAGTTTGTTAGTATATAATTATACCATATATTAACATGTTTTCAGGAGGAAAAATGGTTGATTTTTCAGGAGTAGCAGTTGCAATGCAGAAATTAAATAAAAAACTTAAAAAAGCACAAGGAAATTTGTGCAAATCACTAGAAAAACTGAATAAAAATCAAGAAAAGACCAAATAAAACTGGTCTTTTTGTTTGTAAAAAAAGCATAAATGTGATATAATATAGGAGGTAAAATGAGCATAAATAAAGAACTCGAAGAAATAGAAAAATTTTTAAAAAGCAATAAAGTTGGAAGTGTTATTATTGAAAGAAAACCAAACGGTACAATAACAATACAGAAAACAGAAACAGCACAATATAAAAAAGAGTATGCGAATAATAAGGCAACCTAAGTTGTGTAAGTTTCAAGACAATTTAATAAATTATAAATATTGAGTACATGAATATTAAGATGACCGTATTTATAGAGTTAAGGGTAAAACCTTGATTTTATAATTACGGTCATTTTTTATTTTGCCTCCTCCTTAATTTATATATATGGGCTCATTGATTAACAAGGAGCGGTTGGGTTGGTGGGAAAAGCTTAAAGAAAGCGAGGAAATATGAAACTAGAAAAAGTCAATATAGATAATATAAGAATGTATGAAAATAATACAAAAGAACATCCTGAATGGCAGATAGAAGGATTATCTGAAACAATAAAAAAAATAGGATATAGAAGTCCTATTATAGTTGATGAGAATAATATGATCCTAGCAGGACATGGAAGATATATAGCTTTAAAAAAACTAGGTTATAGCGATGTTCAAGTAGTGAGACATACAGATTTAACAGAAGAAGATAAAAAAGCGTATATGATAGCTGATAATCAGTATACATTGAATACAGGTTTCAACATGGAAATATTAAGACAGGAAATAGAAGAGCTTGAAAGCGTAGATTTCGACACATCATTACTAGGATTCGATGAAATAGAGCTACAGGAAATAATGGAAGATGAGATTGAAGAAACTGCAGGAGATAATCAAGAAGTAGCAGAAGATGATGCCGAATTGGAAGAACCAAAAAACATAGTAATAAAGTCAGGAGATTTAATTGAATTAGGAAAACACAGAGTAATGTGCGGAGATAGCACTGATTCAAAACAAATAAAACTTTTATTAAATAATGAAAAAGCACATCTAGTATTCACAGATCCTCCATACGGAATGAAAAAGGAAAAAGATGGAGTTACAAATGACAATTTAAATTTTTATGATTTACTTGATTTTAATAAAAAATGGATACCTTTGTCATTTGAAAATTTAACCGAAAACGGTAGCTGGTACTGCTGGGGAATAGATGAACCTTTAATGGACATTTATTCTAATCTATTGAAGCCAAAAATTGAAAATAATGAAATAACATTCAGAAATTTGATAACTTGGGACAAAGGAAGTGGTCAAGGACAAAACTCTGAAGATTTCAGAATGTACCCAATAGCCGACGAAAAATGTTTATTTGTTATAAAAGGTGTTCAAGGCTTCAATACTAATTCAGACAATTATTTTAAAGGTTGGGAGCCTATAAGACACTATTTATTGGAGCAAAGGAACAAATGTGGTTGGGACATTCCAACAATGAAAACAATCGCAGGACATTCAGATAAAAGCAGAGACCATTGGACAGACAAAAGCCAATGGAATTTACCAACAAAAGACGTATATTTAAAATTTCAAGAATGGGCTATTGAAAATAATGTGGATGCTTTTAAAAGAGAATATGAAGAAATTAAAAGAGAATATGAAGAAATCAAAAAATCTTTTTATGAAACAAGAGCATATTTTAATAACACTCACGATAATATGAATAATGTTTGGCATTTTGATAGAGTTGTAGGAAAAGATAGAGAAGAGGTAGGAGGACATGCAACACCTAAGCCTGTCGGATTGTGTGCAAGAGCAATAAAAAGTAGTAGTCGAGAAAATGAAAAGATATTAGATTTATTTGGAGGAAGTGGAAGCACGTTGATAGCTTGTGAGCAACTAAACAGGAAAGCGTATTTAATGGAATTAGAAACCAAGTGGGTGCAAGTAATTATAGAAAGATATTTAAAATTTACAGGAGAGGAAGAAATAAAGATAAATGGAAAAACTGTAAATTGGAAAGAATATAAAAATGGATAAGCAGGACTTACGAGAACTGTTAAGAAAAGAATATGAAAATGGTGCAGGAATCACAGAGTTATGTAGAAAGTACAATCAAAGTATTAATACAGTCAAAAGTTGGAAAAAAAGAGATGGCTGGAAAAAAAAACAGATAAATGCACCCTTAACTAATGCACCCCCTAAAAAGAAAAGTGCACCCCCAAAAATTAATGGTGCAAATGAAAAAGAAATAAAAATCCAACAAGACATTTTGAATGGGATGTCAAAAAACGAAGTAATGGAAAAGTACGGAATAAAAAAGAGTGCTTATTATAAGAAGGCTAAAAATATAAGGCAAATAAGACAGGAGCGTACTGAAGAATATCTTGAAAGAATTGTAGATGAAGTGTACAAAGGCGACATTTACAAGATATTAAAAAATACAGAGGTTGCAAAAGCTAATCTGATAATAAAAACTACTAATGAGTTAAGCAACAAAGAAGAAACAAACATTAAAAAGATACAGGAATACGAAAAAGCATACCAGACTATTAAGAAAATGGGTATGGATTTAATGAGAACAGGCAAAATGCTAACTCCTTACGAGATGTTGGAGATTGAACAACAGTTAGTCAATGAAGAACTGTTACAAGAGAAACTGGATCTTGAGAAAAAGAAAGTAGAAGGCGAACAGATAAAAGATACAAAAGTAGAGTTTAAATTTAAAGAAAAAGAGATAGAAGAACTGGAGGATAAAAAGAATGAGTAATGAAAAAGAGACTGAAGTAACAGTTGTAGAAGAAAAGAAAAGCAATAAAACAGAAAAACTTTTAAAAGAATTTGTGGAAAAGTATTTAGAAGGAACAAGATATGTGAGAGATTTTGAATTAACAATTTCGGATGAAACTAAGACTTTTGGAATAGCTACAAATAATATTTTATATGATTTTGACATTTCAAAAGAAGAATTTGAAGAAAAAGTTGACTTTTTACACAATACAAAAACACAAGATACATCAGGAGTTAAATATCAGTACAGAGTAATTAAGAAAAAAGGAGATAGTTTTATTGCAGCATTTAAATCAGACAGTTATGTGGCAGGAGTTGGGAAAGTAGGAAGAACAAGAGAGATTGTGGAGGTGTAGTTAAATGGGAAAAAATGGTAAAAAAGAAAATTTAGTTGAAACAGATGTTGAGAAAATCAACACAGAAGTTGAGAAGTCAGAAGAGCAATCTGAAGAAGTCGAAACAAATGTTGAGGAACAATCTGAAGAAGTTAACACAGAAAATAAAATAACTAAAAAAGATTTAGAAGACAGAATAAAAAAAGGAGATTTCAGGATAGCACGTAACTTTGTTTTTAAAGATGGTTCAAAAGAATTAAGAGTGGATTACAAGGATACAGACCGTAATTATTTACTTGAAGAAAATAAATTGATTGAGTATTTCAAAGAGAAATATCCACATCAGGAATTTTTTATTTTAGGAGAATAAATGGAAGTTAAGTTAGATATAAATGAACATTTTAAGGGATTTATATCTGAAGATAAATCGGACATATATCTTCTGATTGGGAGCTATGGAAGTGGCAAAAGCTACAATGTGGCAACTAGACTTATTATAGATAGTTTCAAGGAAAAAAGAAAAATACTAGGAATAAGGAAAGTTTACAGAGATATAAGAGACAGCGTATTTACTGATTTAGTTGATGTTATAACTGAACTTGAGTTAGAGAATTATTTCAACATAAGAACTGGACGTTTGGAAATAGAAAACAAAATAACCGGAACTAAATTTATATTCAGAGGACTTGATGAAGTTGGAAGATTGAAATCCATAAAAGGGATTACTGACATATGGATAGAAGAAGCTAATCAGTGCAATAGAAATGATTTCAAGCAACTTAGATATAGATTGAGAACTCCGGGAGTGAAAATGCACATGTACTTAAGTACGAATCCGGCAGAGCCTGACAGTGCTTCAAACTGGACTTACTGGTTTCTGACAGAATACGCAGGAGTATCTGAAGAAACATTATATGAAAAAAGGGAATTTATAAAAAAGATAGAAGACACTGAAACAGGATATGTGCAAAGGATATACATCAATCATTCGACTTATAAAGAAAATAAGTTTCTCCCACCTAGTGCAGTAGCTGAACTGAATATGGAAAAGGATCCTTATTTAGTAGCAATAGCACAACAAGGAAGATTTGGTTATCATGGAGAGTTCGTATATAGCAATATTGAAAAAGAAAGCAATGAATATGTGGACGAACAGGTGGCAAGATTAGGAATTGAATGGCATGTTGCGGGAATGGACTTTGGATTTAAAGTTTCTTACACCGCTGTTGTAAGAGCCGCAATAGACTACGAAAACAATATTCTCTATATCTATAATGAATTTTACAACAAAGGATTAACCAATCCGCAAATAATACAGGAAGATTTTCTTTATGACATAGCTGAAGAGGGTATTGTAATATATGCGGATTATGCAGAGCCTAAGACTATTCAAGAATTCAAAGCAAATGGAATTCTTATGTCGAAGGCGGATAAAATGGTAGGAAATCCACTGGGTAGGATTGGAAAAGTGCAATCATTCAACAGAATTGTGATAGCACAGAGGTGCGAGAACACATATAGGGAACTGAAAAACTTAAAATTTCAGAAGGACGAGAACGGAGTAATAATAGTGGGAGATAAGAAGAAAATGTTTAACTTCGACGCTCACACTAAAGATGCACTTGACTATGCTCTTTCACGATACAGACCAAGAGATTTAAAAACTAGATATAAAAGCAAGATATAAGGGGGTGAACATGTTTAAATTTTTCAAAAAAAAGGAACAAGGAATAACAATTAAAAGCTTTAATGACTTGTTAAATTATGCGAGAGCTTTTAATATTTCTCCTTATACTGTCAATGTACAAAGAATGCTGAAGCAAATACCTGAAAATCCTTTTATAAGTTCGGCACTTGAAAGAATGCAACAAGGATTTTACTCAATAGACTGGAGTGTTTACGAAGAAAATACGGAAGGAAAAAATGAAAAAAAGGACAATATAGTTTATAGGAGCTTGATTAATCCTAACGCTTTGATGGATACAGATGACTTTTTATATTATTGTTATCTTTACTGGGCTATCTTTGGCGAATTCCTTATTCAAAAAATAAAGCTTTATAACAAGTATGATTTATGGGTATACAGTCCGGCTGAATATACAATAAATTACAATAATAACAATATACTATTTGGAATTCAGAGCATTGACTTATCAAATGGAAAGAAAATTTCAGGAAAAGAACTTGAAAACTTCTGTTATAAGAAAATGCCCAATTTATATTCTAAAGGAAATGGAATAAATAGAGTTACATCACTTGCATTGTTACATGATTACTACTGTTTAATAAGCAGATGGAATAACAGTATATTGAAAAATAGTGGTAAAAGACAGTTCTTAATTTTATTAGACCAGCTAGGAACTGGGGAAACAATAGAAAAAATACAGGATAGAATAAGTGAGAACAGTGGAGCGGATGGAATAGGGAAACCAATCATTTTAAGTGGATTTGACGAGAAATCAAAAATACATAACCTTGACTTTACTCCACGAGATTTTGATTTTATAGAAGCAACATCAGAAATAAGGAATATTACTTCAAACGTCTTGAATGTTCCTGATTTGCTTATTGGTGGAAAAGATAATGCTAAATACAACAACATGCAGGAGGCAAAGAAAGCACTCTACACTGAGAACATTATCCCTGCGGCTGAACAGATAAAGTCATGCATAAACAGATTATTTCAAAAAGATTTCGGGCATAATGAACTTATTGACTTTGACACTTCAAAAATAGAAGTATTGAAAGACAATAAGATTGAACTGATAAATACATTGAATGCTTCAGAATTTCATACTATAAACGAAAAAAGAAAAATGCTTAATTTAGACAGTATAAATGGAGCAGACGAAATATTGATTAAAGGAATGCCAAGTACTTTAACGGATGTATTGAATGGCGAAGTAGAGCCGATTGATAACAATTCAAGTGAGGACGATATTTAATGACAAAAAAAGAAAAGAAACAAATGGAGAAACAAGCCGAAGCATTAAAGAAAGCAAGAGGAAAAGCAACGAAAGTTGTAAAAAAAAAATTAGACTCAAACTTTAATGATTTATCAAATAGCGTTGATGTTATAAATGAAGAAATAATAATTGATTTTTCAACTTTCAGAAATAACTTAAATAAAACATTGTTGCTCACTCATAGAGTTTCAACTAAGGCTGTAATAGATGTAGTAGATGAAATGTATGAAGTGAGGGAAAAGGTAAAGTATTTTAAAGATATAGAAGATAAAAGGCTAAATGATTTTAATGCTAAAAAAGCTGCAGAGAAAGTACAAAAAATCGATGAAGTTACAAAAAATAAAATAAATAAAATCATTTCTGAAAGACAGGCAAGTGGAACAAATGCGAAACAAATAGCCAAGGAGGTCAGGGAAAATGTAAAAGAAATGACAAAGAGTAGGACTTTAACAATTGCAAGAACAGAAACGGCGAAGGCAAGTGGATATTCTATGCATGAACTAGCTAAAGAGACACTTGTAAACACTAAAGTGTGGATGCATGCTGGCGGTGGTGCAACAGACAGAAAATCACACTTAGATATGAATGGAGAAGAAAGAAAAATAGATGAAGCATTTTCAAACGGTCTGATGTATGCACATGATCCTGATGCGGAAGCTGGAGATGTAATAAATTGTTATTGTGTCACAACATATAAATTTAAAGTATAGGAGATAATAATGCCAAAGGGAATATTTCAAAAAGACATAGGAACAATCATAGAAAAGTCTGACATGGAAAAAGGTATTATTGAAGGGATACTCACAAAAGGAAAAGTCTTAGATAGTTATGGAGATTTCTTTTTAGAAGAATCAATCAATAATTTTAAAACTAAAGATAATTCAAGAACAGCCTTTTTATTGCATCAACATAAAAAAGACAGTGAATTGGGAGTGATGGAGTTATGGGCTGAAAACGGAGATTTGAAATTTAAAGCCAAGTTGGACTTAGAAAAAGACGATAATGGAAATTATCTGAATAAAGAAGCCGCTAAAATATATTCGCTCATGAAATTAGGAGCGAAATATGACATGTCGGTGGGTGGTAGAATTCTGAAAGGCGAAACTGGATACGTAGAAACTGAAAAAGGTCAAGTTAGAGCTTTTCTTATAAAGGAATTTGAAGTTTGGGAAGGCTCAATGGTTATCAAAGGAGCTGTTCCGGGAAGTAATGTGACAACATTTAAAAATTTAGGAGGTAATGAAAATATGAATAGAGAAGAAATATTAAAATTATTTGGAGAATATGAGGAAAGTGTAAAGAAACAAATTGCATCAATTGAAGAAGCTTTAAAAAAGGAAGATTTAAGTGAAGAAGTGAAAAAGCAGCTGGAAGGTGTTAAAAGTGATTTTGAAAAATCATTGAAAGACTACAAAGAAGGCTTTGAAAAATCAATTGAGGATAAATTAAATGAATTCGCAAAAGAATATGCTGGAATTCAGGAAACAAAAAAAGAATTAACTGAAGCTGACCTTGAAAAATCAATATGGGAATTCATGAAAGAAACAAACAGTGATAAAGGATATACAATAAAATCTTTTTCTCAGTTCTTAGAAAAAAGAGAAGAAATGGCAAAATCTACAGGAACAACTAATGTTCCACAGGCAATATTGCCATTGTTAAGTAGAACAATTCTGAGAAGAGCACAGGACACTAAAAACGTATGGGCTTATGTTTCAAAATTCTCAATGTCTGAAATGTCTACAAAAATACCAAGGGAATTAATAGGAACAACAGAAGTTAAATTTATAGGAGAAACAGCAACAAGAGCTGAAACAGCTATAAGCTTACTTGATCAAGTAGAATTAGAACTGCACCAAATCTACGCTTTACCAATATTCACTAACAAAATGTTAGCTGGAGATGTTGTAGGATTTGTAGCATTAGTTTTAGAAAGAGTAGCAGAAAACTTTATTAAAAAGATTTCTGAAAAAATACTTTTTGGAAGTGGAACTGGAGAGCCTTATGGAATATTAACAAATGCACAAGTTACGGCTAATGCTTTGACGTTTGCTGCAGCTGGTAAAGTGGATTATGACACAATAATAGATGCAAAATATGACTTAAAAGAAGATTATGTTTCAAAAGCTGTAATAATCATGAACAGAAAAACAGCAAAGGAATTCTTTAAATTAAAAGATAATAATGGAAATCCAATATTTGAAGAAGCTTACAAAAATGGAAAACAGGATTCTCTGTCAGCTCTGCCAGTTGTTTATGACGACACATTGCCAGCATTCAAAAGTGCAAATGTAGGAGATGTAGTCGTGTTAGTAGCAGATATGTCAAGATACTTAGGAGTAACTCATACTGATTACAACATAAGAATTAAAGATGACATTACACAAAAAGGATTTACCGGATATTACTTTGAAACAATGGTAGGTGGAAATGTGTTATTGCCTGAGGCATTTGTTCCTGTTAAAAAGAAATAGGTGGTTGCATGAAAGCAATAATAACTGTCGGTCAATATGAGCGACTTACTAATCAGAAGCTGGAAGAAAGTAAAAAAGAATTTGTAAAAATTCTTATAAATGTTGTTTCAGATATGATTGAAAGTCACATAGGATACGACTTAGAAAAGCAAGATAGAACTGAAATAATACAGAAAAACATTAAAATTAATAGGTTTTGGGTTAAATACCCACCTATTAATTCTGTTATTTCTGTTTCTATAAATGAAAAAGTTGTGAAAATAGAGGACTATATCAACACAACTAAAAAGATAGAATTAACGGATTATTTCTGTTCAGGTTGTAATAACTGTACTTTTACTAAAGAAGATAAGATAGTGCTTAAATACAATTCCGGATTTACATTCGGAGACAACGGAGATGTTCCGTATGACTTGCAATATTACGTGGCAATGATGATAAGAGATTTAATTTTATTGCAAGAAGATCCTGACATGCAAAAATACAGTAATTATAAAATTAATGATATTGCATACACATATAAAGATAATCGTATTTTTAACACATTTATCATACCAATACTGAAAGGACTACTGATGTAATGGGAATATCAATTGAATTTAAGCTTGACGAATATAACAAGGCAAAAGAAGTGTTTGAATATTTGACAAGTCATAAGCTGAAAATAGGATTTACAGGAAGTGAAAGTGGAGCAAAGGGAACTAAAGTTTCTGAATATGCTTTTTATGTAGAATTTGGAAGAGGAAAAGGTAATGTTCCAAGACCTTTTTTTTCAAATGCTACTAAGGACATAGAAGACTATTTAGATACAACACTGAAATCACTTGTAATGGAAGCAATAAAGAGTGGTGCGAGTGGAGAAACAGTGCTAAATACAATAGGTGTTGAAACAGTCAGATTAATTCAGGAGAGCATTTTAAAAGGTGGCTTTGCTGCAAACAAAGAAAGCACTTTAAAAAGAAAAAAAGGAACTAAACCACTTATTGATACAGGAACAATGCTTAATTCAGTAAAATTTGAAATAGAGTAGGTGAATTATGGATAATGTGAAAATTCCTGAAAGATTTTTTAAGGAATTAAAAATAAAAAACAGCGTTCCTCGTTGGGAAGATGGTGAAAGAATAGTAGAGGGAAAAGACATTACTTTCAAGGGAGCATTATTTGACTTAAGTCATTCAGATTACATTAAATTTCAGTCACAGGATACAACTTTGGGTTTTGAAGATAGAAAATTATATGTAAAGGAAAATGTGGAAATAGACCTAAAGACTGAAGTCATAGACCATTTAGGGAATAAATTCAGAGTTGTAGGAAAAGAAGACTACAGGCAGAATGGACATGCTAACTTGATAATCTGCTATTTAGAGAGGTTAAAAGATGGAATTGATAGAGAAGTTTAGGAAACTGTTAAATAGTTTCAGTAACAAAAAATGGCAAATTATAGCAGGAGAAATGCTTGCAGAAACTCCAAGTTATCCATTTGTTGAAATGTTTGTTATTAATTTAACTCCTGATTTTCACAATCAGAGTGTTGAAGTTTTGAAAAAAGAAAATGGAACATTAACAGAGCAGAATATAAAGACTTACAACTCAACGCTACAATTTAATTGTAGACATAAAACCATGATGGAAGCTGTAGAACTGGCAAATAATTTATTCAGAATTATCAATTTTGAAAAAAGGAACGTGATTAATAACAATGGCTTTGGAATAAAACGGATGTCTTTTATTAGAAATTTGAATTTTATTGAAGCTGGAAAATGGAGTTACTGTTATTCCTTCGATGTTGAAATTTCCTTTGATGTCATAGAAGAAAGAGAAGTTGAAACTATTGAAACAGTAAAAACTAAAATAAATAATAAACAGGAGGTCACAATAAATGAGTAATATATTAAGTCAGAACATCAATGATGTTAAGCTTACAATAATCAGGGAATATATAGGGAACTATAATGTAGATTTAGGCGTGCATAGATTAGTTACTGTAGAAAAAAATATTCCTCTTACAAAATTAGAGCCTAATACGGCACTGGAATATATGACAACTCCAACCGCAAAAGGGGGCTTAGGATTGTCAAGTACGGATAATATTTATAAAATGGTCGAATTATTTCTTTCCCAGACAATAGAAAGTGGAGGAACAACTATAAAAGGAGACCATTTTTGGATACAAGGAATACAATTTAATCCAAGTTCAGATGACTTGACTGTGGCATTTACTGACAAGCTGGAAAATACAAAAGAGGATGCCGATAATTATTTTTGGATATTTGATTTGCAACATGCAAAATTCAATGAATGGCTAAGTTTGTTCCTGAATAGAAATTACAATTTCGCATTAATTGAAAAGAAAGAAAATACAGTGGGAGATTTAGAAAAATCAGACCGGATATTTGCAATAGCAAATCCTAAGGTGGATGTCAGAACTGACAAATCAAATACTCTTGAATTTTTAAATCCTAAAGGTGGAGTTGCTGCTGCATTAGGTGGAGGAATTTTCACAAGATTAGCAACTGCAGGATTTGGAATGAGAGTAAAACACAAAACATTGCAAGGAATAAGAACTTATAATACAGCCTTATTCGAACATAATGTGCCACTTACAAATGTGGAACTGAACACTTACAAAAGCAAAAATGTTGCTACTTATGAAAACGCTTGGGGTGCTGGAATGGTGTCCCTGTCAAAAACAATTGGTGGAGATATCTATGCAGACGAAAGAATAGGGTTAGATTACATTATATTTGTAATAACAGGCTCAATTCATAAGCTTTTCAATCAACAGATAGGAGTTCCTTACGATGATGGAGGAATTAATGTTATTGAGAATAAGTTAAATGATTGCATGGTGCAAGTAGGAGACGAAGGTTGGCTTGCAAGAAGAAGCACAAAGGCAAGAGATTATTCATTTAAAATAACTGTTCCTGAAAGAGCTTCAATTCCAAATCAAAAAATAGTGGACAGAATTTTGGAAGACACAAAAGTAGACTTCACTCTTGCAGGACAGATTGAAAATTTAAATGCAACTTTGAACTGGAAAACAACATTAGTCTAAAAAATCGTTTTTAAGCGTTTTTAAGTAATCAGACAAGGAAAATATCAAAGAAATAAAATAAATCAAATGTACCCCTTAAATTTTGAATATTTAGGGGGTAAGAAAGGGAATTAATAATGAAAGATGTAAGAAAAGTTAGTCTTGTTTTGACAAGTCCGACTGGAAGAACTAGAAATATAATAGGTGTGTCCGTGAATCCTTCACAGGTCAACCAAAATTTCACACTTTCAGATCCTGACATGAACGGAGAACATGTCACAATAATGAATGGTTCAACGGCTACTACTTATGAAGTAGTTGTTAGGCAGAATAGTGGGAATTTTACATTTTTAAATAATTTTGTACAGGATTGTATGGATGAAGGTGGAACAGGGACAGGACTTTTTAAAAATACTTCTGTCAAAGGAAAGCCTGAAACACATGTTCTGGTTGGAGTTACAATCCAAAAAAAAGAAAGTGGACAACATGATAACTCGAATGTAGATGCTACATTTACAGTACAGGCAGAATCAGTAAGAAGAGATAATTTATAGGAGGAATAGGAAATGCCAAAATTAAGATTAAAAAATATATATGCTAAAGATGAAACAGGGAAAGGCTATAAAATTTATGAAGAGCTGGAAATAGAATATCAGGATAATGGAGACGATGAAAAACTTGCTAAAATTGTGAATAGTCATATAGAAGGTAATGCGGACCGGCTGGACACATACGATGCCTTGGCAGAAGATATGATAATCTCTCCCGAAGGAGCTAGAAGTCATAAGTTTTTCGGAAAAAATGCAGCTGCAGCAGTAGGAGTTATACTTCCTTTTTTGCTGAAATATGGCAACGAAGATATGATAGATGCCAACAAAAAGCTACAGATAGAAGAAGTAGATGGAGAATAATTTTTGAAAATAAAATGGGAAGTATCAATGAAATTTTAAATATGGACAATGATACTTTCCTTGAAATGAAAATTGCAAGAAATGAGTGGATAGAGGAGGTTAATAAACAAAATGGCAAATGAAATGGTAATTGATATGAAGTTTAAAGGCGATAAGAGTGCTATTGATAGTGTCGACAAAGCTATTGATGAATTAGCCTCCTCCGCTAAAAAAGCTTCGAAAGAAGTAGACGGTCTTGAAAAAGAAGTTAAAGATACAGGAAAAACAAAGCCTGAGCTTGAGAGAGTAAAACAAGGATTGGGTGGAGTAGGAAAAGGAGCTGAAAATGCTAAAAGCGGTGTTGATAAATTAGCTGGTGGATTTAAAAGCTTATTGTCGGCAATGCTACCAGTTTTAAGTGTTGCAGCTGTTGTTGGATTTACAAAAAAATCATTGGAAGCATTCGGAGATTTTGAAAAAGGTATGAATGCTATTTTTACTTTATTACCAAAAAAATCGGCAGAAGCTGAAAAAGAAATGGGAAAAAGAGTAAGAGGAATGGCTAAAACTTATGGAATAGAAATGAAAGATACAACAGATGCAATTTACAATGCCTTATCTGCAGGAGTAGACGAAAAAGATGTTTTTAAATTTGTTGAAACAGGGATAAAAGCAAGTAAGGCTGGAATGGCGAGTTTGAGTGATTCGACAGCTACTTTAAATACAATCATGAATAACTACAGAAATGATAGTTTAGATGTCAATAATGTATCCGACTTATTATTTGCAACAATAAAAAAAGGAGTTACTTCGTTTCCGGAACTTGCAAGTTCAATTGGAGATGTTTTGCCTACAACTTCTGCAGCAAATGTTTCGTTTCAGCAGACTGCAGCAACTATGGCAACATTGACAGCAACAATGGGAAAAGGGTCAACGGCTAAAGCTGGAACATCAATGAGAGCAATGTTTGAAGAATTGAATAACTCAGGAAGTAAAACTTATAAGATGTTCAAACAGTTGAATGGTGGTGTTGATTTTAAGACTTTCATGAAAAATGGAGGGAATGTATCACAAGCATTAGGAATGATTGAGAAAAAAGCACAGTCTACAGGAAAAACAGTAGCTGACATGTTTACTTCAGTCGAATCTAAAAAAGCTGTTAATATTCTTACATCTAATAAAAAAGTTTTTGAAGAAAATTTAGAAGAATTTAAGAACGTGGCAGGAGCAACTGATGAAGCATATGCAATAATGAACAGAGGTTGGGGTGCCACAATGGACAGATTAAAGGCTGGAATGACAGATGCCATGATAGGTTTTGGAGATGCCATTGCCCCTTTAGTTGGTCTTTTAGGTCAGGGATTGACGGAAGCTATAAATTTAGTAACTCCAGCTTTAGACTTATTAGGACAAGGGATAGACGCTATAATAGAACCTTTAAGTGCTATAGGTGAAGCATGGGGGTTGATAACAGGAACATCGACAACGGCAAGTCTGGATGAAGTAACTAAGAAATTTTCAGAACTTTCCCCATTAGCTCAGGAATTAGTTCAACCATTGGTAAATTTAAAACAGGCTTTTGATGAACTGATAAATGGAGTTTTGGAAGCAATTTCTCCAGCTGTAGAAAGAGTACAGAAGTTTTTTAATTCTTTTACAGGAGGTATGGACACAGGGGATATGTTAGTAGGATTAGTAGAAGGCATCACATGGGGTGTTGAAACTATAACACCTTTACTGGAAGGATTAGGAGCATATTGGAATATGCAATTTAATGTCATGATGAATGTTGTTCAAATATTAGGAAGCTTTTTCAAGGGAGTAATGGAAGGAATGGGAATAGACACTCAATCAGTGCAACAATTTATTTCAGACTTAGCAACAATAGGGGGAGCCGCATTCAAAGGGCTTTCTTCAGCAATAAGTGCTGCATGGGGTGTTATTCAACCAGTCCTTAATTTCTTAGCCGAAGCACTAGGAAAATTAATAGGATTATTGGCAAAAGTAACATTTGAGCCGTTACAAAAAGGAGCGAGCTTCTTATCAGGACTTCTAGGTGGAGGAAATAAGCCAAAAAGAGCATTAGGAGATAATAATTTTATGGGTGGAGCAACAACTATTTCAGAACAAGGAAAAGAAATGTTTGCCACTCCAAGTGGATTAATAGGAATATCTCCAAATTCAAGAAGTGAAATGTTTCTTCCAAAAGGGACACAAATTTTCTCTAATCAAAAGACTGAGAAAATTATAAATATGGCAAAAAATATTTTTAATAATCAAATGCCAATGCCACAAGGTGGCAACTCATATGAAATAAGTATCCCGATAAATATTCAGCAAGTGGCACAAGATAAAATAGAAAAAATAAAAGCTTTAAGACCTATTATCACATCGCTTATTGAAAATATCTTGAGCGACAGGGAAAGCGATGCCGCTTACAAGTGGGGTGATATTTAGCAATGTTGGATTTTAATCAATTAAATAATCAAGTAAGTAATTACAGGGAGCAATACAAAGGATATAAAAAAAATGTTGTAACTAACCTGAATACTTATAAAAAAAAGTACCTTGAAAAGTACAGAGAAGGGGTCTACATAAACAATATAAGACTTGACTGGTGCCAGATATCAGAAACACAAAAAGGCGATATGAAAGACAGTCCTTTAGATCCTTCAGATATTCCAAATCAAATTTCTACAAATTTAAGAATCGGAGATAAAGAACTCCGTATTGAAGCAAGATTTAATCTTGATAATTTGAAAAAGAAGGAACTTTTCGAGGAAATAAAACAGTTATTTTTGAAAAAACAAAAAATAAACATAACAACAAGCAATGAAATAATTGAAAATCTAGTGATTTTAAGTATTTCAAAGGAAATGGATAAGAATAACTATTCCTTTTCCTTGAGTGTTAGACAATTTCAAACGGCAAAAATAATGAGTACAGGCGAAGTTAAAACAGGAGAACAGACACAAGTGAATGGAACAACAACTGTAGGAACACAAGGAACTACTCCAAGTAAAGTTTCAGGGGGGTATTTGAAATGAGAATAAATTTAGACAAAAGCTTAATTCCTCTGAAATTCACTTTAAGAGTACTGGACGAGAACTTCAAGCTACACTTTAAGGAACACAAAATGCTCGTTAATGATGACGAGCTAAATCCAGTTTTTAAAAGTAGACTATATCTTGATATTTACAATGAAGATGATGTGTTGATTCTGAAAAATGAAAAAATGGTTTTTGGAGTTCCTGTAGGACTGTACTTAAGTCGGGATAAAAATAATAATGTTAATCCTGAATTTCCTAACGCTTATATTTTTCCATTTTCTGAAGATGGAATTGAGCGTGAAGTTAATTTTGATAGTTTGAACGACACAGTATTTATTGAATTTATAGAAAGAGAGTAACTTTATGACAGATAATAGATTTGTAATTGGAGAGTTATTTAATGAGAGTGCTTTGATTACTATAAGAACAGCTAACAAGGATATAGAAGTTCCTTATCAATATTGGGATCCTAATGACATTGAACAGGACAAAGAAATAAGAGGATATGACATTTCTGTTAGTTATAAAGACAGTGAAAACAATGACTTAAGTAGTGGAGAAATAACTATTTTTAATTTGGCACAATCAGATATAGATTTGATAAGAGAAAAAGACACTATAAATGTAAAAATGGGATATGGAAAAGATATAGGAGAAGTATTTACCGGGACAATAACAGAAGTTGTACAGCTTGAATATGAATTGAAAATAAAATTTTTAGAAGCAGCAAAAAGTTTTAACAATCGTGTGAGTATAGGATTGGAGCCGACTAAAGCAAGTAAGGTTATTAAGGAAATTGCGGACAGTATAGGATATGTTGTTAAAAAATGTGAGCTAAAAATAGATAAAGAATACAAAGGGGGCTTTTATTTAAGCCCTTATGACGTACCTTTGCAAAAAATTATTCAGATTGTTAATGACTGTGACAGCAAAATAAATTTGAAGTATGACGAAATATATATATATTCACAGGAAAACGACGATACTGAAAAAATAATTTTAAATAAAACTTCAGGACTACTTGGAGAGCCAAAAAAATATGTCAAACCTGAAAAAACGTCTGCTAAGAACAGAGGAAAAGCGACCGAGGAAACAAAAAAAGAAGATAAGAAAAAAAGAAAAGCAAAGAAAAAGAAAGCTGAAAAAACAAAAAGTCCTGAAAATCGTAAAGTTGAATATGATTATAGCCTAAATTGTCTGTTAATACATTATTTAAAGAAAACAGATAATGTAATAATAGAAAGCAAAACATTTAATGGAAAAGCAAAAATTGTAGCATTATCAATAAAAGATTTCGTTATGGAAATCAAAGTAAAAGTACTAAATGAGGTGAAAAAAAATGGAAGTAATACCAACAACAACACTCGGAAGAATAACAAGAAGCTACGGTGATGGTTTTTATGCCATACAACCTTTGGGAACAATAAAAGGCGTAGAATGGCAGCCTATCCCACGTGTTCCTATGTGCCAGTTGGGAAATAAAAGTGTCAATCAAATATTTCCGTTTAATATAGGAGACGTTGTTCCTATATCTTTTTTAAGTTTTTCACAGTCTAATTTTTTAGAGGGAAACGATGAAGGAGATTTGGACAGCGATTTGACAAATAGCTTTGCTGACTGTATTGCATTCCCTTTTGTTGTTCCAACTTCTTCAAATGCTTTAAATGCTGGAACTATTACGATAAATGGAAATGTAGAGCAGAACGGAACAATAACAAATGATGAAACAACAAGTAATGGAATAGTTTTAACAACTCATGTTCATGGTGGAATTACAAAAGGATCAGACAAAACAGAAAAGGCGGAATAAACATGGATTTGAAATTAGGAAATATAAATCATGGAGAGTTGGAAATAAAAAACAATGATTTGATGTTAGTGGAAGACAGGAATTCCGAGATATTGCAAATGATAGCCGTAATGTTACAAATAAGAGCTGGAGAACTTGAATTTGACACAAATTATGGACTTGATTGGGCATACTGGGAAACAGGAAATAAAACATTGGTAGAAGAAAATATAAGAAATAAAATACTCTATTATTTTAGGGAAGTTAATAAAATAAATGCTGTTACTTCTAAATTTTTAACAGGAGATAGAAGAAAATTACAAGTATTTATTTCTTTAGAAATTAATAATCAAACATATGAAAAGAGTTTGGAGGTGTAATATGGCGAGAATTGAAATACCTGAATTAAATGACATAATTGGGACTATGGGAGACAGTATAAAATCATCGCAATCAAATTTTGGAATTGATAAGAGGTCAGTTTGGTATCTAATGATAGGATATCCGGTTGGAAGATTGGCACAACAAAAACTTTACAGGATACAATACTTAGCTGATAAAGCGAATATATATAAATGTGAAAACGAAGAACTGGACGATATTCTAAATGGGAATTTTAACTTTCCGAGAAAGCAACCTAGTTTTTCAAGAACATTTGTAACATTCAATGCAGTTAATGGAACAACTGTTGGAATAGGAGAGCTAGGAGTAAAGACATCAACTGGAGTTGAATTTTTTAATATAAACATGGCAACAGCTACTAACAATACAATTTCTTTAGAGTTTCAATGCGAAAATGTTGGAAGTGTTGGTAATGTTGGAACTAATGAAATAACTAAATTTATTACAACAGTACAGGGAATATTGTCAATACAAGCAAGTACAGAAGGGCAAGGCGGTCAAGATAAAGAAACGGACATAGAATATCGTGACAGATGGTTTAATTCAAGATTCAGAAGTTACTGGAATATCGACGGAATAAAGTCGGCATTAATGAATTTGGACGGGGTTAAAAGTGTCTACGTAAATGAAAATCATGAGCCGACAACTGTTAATGGAATAGAACAAAAAAGTGTAATCATAGTTATTGATGGTGGAATTAATACACAAATAGCACAAACTATATTTGAGAAGAAGGATCAGGCAATAAAAAGTGTAGGAGATGTTATCGCACATGCTACAGATGTTTCAGGAATTAAAAGAGAAATAAGATTTTACAGACCTTCAGAAGTAAAAATTGAAGCAAATTATACTTCAATTCCTGCAAATTATGCTGCAGAAAATAAAAATAAAATAGATGCAATAATAGATAACTACATCAGGTCGAAAGGCGTAAACGGATTTATTTCGGCTTATGAATGTTTTGTTGAAAAAATAAGACCTGCTATTTCCGAAACAGATTTAAAGCATCTAGATTTGTCATTTAAAATTCATGGCACAGGAATATCTTTTACAACAAGTCTACAGCTTGGAGTGAAAGAAAAAGGAGCACTCTATGTACGATAATTATAAATATTTAAATAGTAAAATACCTTATATTTTGAAAGCAACAGAAACAAATCAAGCTTTCATAAAATCAATTGCTGAAGCATTTGACTTGATTGACAAATATATAGATATGCTTGAAAATTACTGGCTTATTGATAAAGCAAAAGGAGAGTTTCTTGATGATTTAGGAGAACTTGTTGAAGAAAACAGAAAAAATGATGTAGATGAAAATTATAGAAAAAGAATTAAGTTGAAATTTCAAGCTCTGGACATAGTTCCAACGCTTGATAATATTCTAAATTTAATCAAGAGTTTCACTGGGCTATTTCCTGAAATCCGTGAAGGCTGGAAAGTAGATGGAGAACCGGGAAGATACGATATAGATTTTATAGCTGAAAAAGATTATAATTTTTCGCTTATTGATTCAATAGATTTAGAGAGCATTGTTGGTGGTGGAATAAAAATAAATACAAGGAAATGTTTGGAAAATTATACTGAATCATATTATTCAGGAGACATTTTTGCCAGTGATAATTTATTTCCTATGTATGCGGTACGAAAAGCAGACTGTGATTTTAGCTTTAATGATGTTCCATACTCAAAAGAAATAAATTCCGGAGATAAATTATTTTTATCAAATGATCTGATAAATTTTGAAAGGAGATAAGAAATGCCAAAAAAATTTACGAATGTAATAGATAGAGGAAGAGTTACAGCAAATAAATATAATCTTACAAATAATGGAGACGGAACGGCAATAATTACAGATATAGAAAGCAATATTAATGTTCCGGGAACTCCACTCAATAAAGAATTATTTAATCCAATGCAAGAAGGATTAATATTTACAGTAGAAACAGTTCACACAATAGAAAATAGTACAGATGTTTATGAATTAGAAATAGATGGACTGCAAGGTACAAGTAATTTAAATGGAATGCCTTTATTTAAAGGATTGTCATTTAATATAAAAATATCTGAAACAAATACAACAAATGTTGTAAAAATAAAAATATCAGGTAACAAATACGATCTTGCGAAAGAAAGTGGAGATACAGTTGTTAATTTAACAGTTGGAGAATTGAAAAGAAACAGATATTACAAAGTAATATTTGACAGTGTCAGATTTACAATCCCAGTCGAAATAATAGAATACAATCCTATGTTTGGTGCAAATTTTGGTGGGTTGTTAGGAACTCCGGGAACGAAAAAAGTTGGAGTTGCATATTATGATGTGGCAAATAATCAGACAGTTGTTCCAACAGTAGAAAATAATCTGACTTATTTTGAAAGTTCAAAATTTATTCCAATAAGTGATTATCAAACTGCGAAGAAATTGGAAAAATTGTCCGGAATTACAGCCTTAAAAGGAACAGAAATAGACAGCCGTATAACAAATTATTTTTCTGATGCATGGTTATACAAAATTGGGGATATAGTAATATTTAGTGGACTTTTAGACAAAAATTTACCCCTGATAAATACTCCTGGTACTGTTTTATTAAATTTAAGATACACCTTGAGAGAAGAAATGTGGGTAGAACCTTTTTTTACCATACGAAAAAACGGAAATTTGGAGATAGGTGCTTATGCAACTTATCCTTCTAATAAAATTAATAGTCCTAAACATGTTAGTTTTATGTATATTACAAATAGTTAAATTAAACTATTTCCAAAATCCTAGAGCAATGTAACTAAAAGTTATGGTTTTTCCATTTCTGGAAGATGTAGCAGTAAACTGCCCCCCGCTAAATTTTATGAAATTTGTCCCAAGGTTAAACAGATTTTCCAATTTATAAAAATTTGGAAACAAAAAATAAATAATAAAAAATAATAGGAGGTAAAAAAATGATAATTTACATTTATGACAAAAATACATTAGAGCTAATAGCTCAACCGATGACTTTAGGGGTTGAAAAATTTAAGGAAGATCCTGGTCTATTTTTCCCAGATTGGGATTCCGAAACAATGGTTTATTCAACTTCGTTTCTCATAAATCCTGTCATAGACACAGAAACAGGCGAACTAAGGGAAATGAATGAGTATGAACAGATTGTTGCTGGAAAACTCTTTTTGGTAGACGGAGAGTATTTAGATGAAAAGACTAAGTCTGTTAAAAGAGTTGCAAAGCCGAACGACTGGAGCGTCTGGGATAGGGAAAACAAAAAATGGAAAGTTGATAATACTTTGCTGAATGAAAGAAAAAAAGAACTTAAAGACAAATTGTTGCAGGACTTGGCAGAAGCAAAGTCTAATTATTTAAATCAGACAATAGAAATTGAAAAAACAGGGAAGAAATACACATTTGAAAATAACGAAAAAAACAGAAATAGATTGTCGCTTAAAATATCGCTTATGTGGGTACTGGAACAGGGGAAAATAGAGAAAGTAAAGGCAAAAAATGAAAAAGGTTTAGTAGAATTTATTGAATTAGGTAAAGCAGAATTAAAAATTTTAACTGGGAAAATTCAAGATATAATTCAAGTCGCAGATGTTGCTGAGCAGACAGCAGTAACAGGACTTGAAAGATACAGCATAGAGCAACTAATGGAATTAGATGTTAATGATTTTTTTAAAAACTAGGAAAGGGAGTGGTGTAAATGGGTACAAGATTCGACAAAATTTTTAGTTACATGCTATTTGTCGAAGGTGGATATAGTAACGATAAAAACGACAAAGGCGGAGAAACGACATGGGGAGTCACTAAAGATGAAGCAAGAAGAAACGGATATAATGGCTCTATGAAAAATTTAACACAAGATTTTGCAAAAAAAATACTTGAAAAAGGATATTATCTGAAACATCATTTAAATGAAGTAAAAAACGATAAGGTCGCACTTTCAATATGCGATTGGAGTTTTAATTCGGGAAGATGGGCAACTAAAAAGGCACAAGTGACATTAAATAGCTATTTTGGTTATGATTTAGTTGTAGATGGTATTTTTGGAAGCAAAACTATAAAAGCCTTGAATGAAGTGGAAGAACAAGGAAAATCAGAAGAATTTTTGAAAAATTATCATAATTTACAAAGAAAATTTTATCACTCTATTGTAGAATGCAATCCAACTCAACAAGACTTTTTAACAGGATGGTTAAATCGTGTTGACAGAAAAGAAAAATATTTAAAGGAGATGGTATAAAATGAAAAAAGTGATATTAAACATCGGACATGGTGGGGTAAGAAAAGACCCTGGAGCATGTGGGAATGGATTTGAGGAGCATGAGTGGAATAAGGACTTTGTGAACAATTATATTGTTCCTGAATGTGAGCAACAAGGGTTAAATTATTCTATAGTAAATCAAGAATATTATTCTGAATTGCCTTATAAAATCAACAAAAATGCAGAAAAAGGAGATATTACTTTGTCTTTTCACTTAAATGCAGCAGATGAAACAGCGCATGGGTCAGAAATGCTGTACTGGCATAATTCTAAAAAAAGTAAAGAATTAGCCGAATTTATGCAGGAGGCAAATGCTGAAGCAACACATTTAAGAAATAGAGGAATAAAGCCACGTGTCAAAGGAGACAGAGGCTGGACATTGCTTTATAAAACAACAATTCCGTGTATCATTATAGAAAGCGGATTTATAACAAATAAAAATGATATGGAAGTGCTGGAAGAAACAAAAAAGGAACTTGCAAAACATTATGTAGCGGCAGTAAAAAATTATTTTAAAGGAGAGATGTAAAATGATGAATATAATAACAAACGTATTAAATCAATTTGGAGCAAATTTAACAAATTTAGTGGCAGTAGCATTAGCCGGACTGATAGCAAGGGGATTATCTTTAATTGTAATTAATGGGCATAAGTATTTGCTTAAAAGAAAAATATCAAAATATATACTTAAGTTTATTCCACAAGGAATAGCTTACGGAGACATGCTGAAAGGCATAAAGCCAAACCATGAAAGACTGGTTCAGGCTGTTCTAACTGTTCAAAATAGAGTTCTGAAAATGTTCCCTGAAAAACAGAGACCTACAATAGATAAATTAATAGATGAAAATGCTATTGCAAGAGAGATTGAAAGAAAGCTGAATGAGGACAAGCAGGAGGGTTTAGCAAAGCCGACAGCGGTGGAGGAAGAATAAGAGCTACTGTCGGAGAGAAAATAGAAAAAGTAACTGAACAGGCAACGGAAAAAGCAATTGATAAGGTGATTGAAAAGGTAGTGGAGAGTGGAAAACTCTCTGCTACTGACAATAATAAACTGAATTTCAATGTGATTGATTATAAGCGTGACTACAGTCGCAGTAATATATATGCTGATATAAATTACCGGGATAATTTCAGAGGAGACAGAGAATTGCTTGCCAGAGCTGGGTTTATTTACTATTTTGAAAGAAAGTAGGAATAGCAATGCAGTTAAAGGAGCTTATGCTGTACATAGAAAATCATGGGATATCAATAGTTTTTATGAGCTTGACAATAATAATTCTCTATCGTTCTGTAGTGCCTTTTATGAAAGAAGCACTTGAAACACAGAAAGAAATGAAGAAATTCATGCAGAGCATGAACATGAACACCATGAGAGGTAAAGGTCTTGAGATGGTATTAAATTTTACAAGTCAGGGACTAAGATGGAGCTTACAGAAGAGAATAATTCAGTATATCATAGATAATAATATCAGTCTTAACTGGATAATCATTTTAAGAGAAATAGACCTTAAGATTGAGGAGAAAAAACATGAGATATACACAGATTTAAGAGATATAATTGACAAGGCTGTATTAAAAGTTTTTATGACAATTTTAGATGAAGAACTTACTGAAACTAAAAATCTTATAATTGCCTTGCTTGAAGACTTAAAAGAACATGGCAAACATGACAAATCACTCTATGTAACGGCAGAAAGAAGTGTAGAAACTCATTTTGAACATTTCGAAAATAGGATGTACAATAAAATAAAAGATTTACTAAATTAGGGTACTTTATGTATCCTATTTTTTTAAAAAATACGGTATTTATGTATATTATGAAATACTTATTTTATAAGGATTACAAGTAATTATAATAGGGGTATTTTAGGTGTATTTTTAGGTATATTTTTTGTAGAAATTACCATTATTTTTAAATTTTGAAAAAAAGTATATTTATTTGAAAAAAGGGGTTGACACAATTCAAAAGATATGGTACTATATATATGTAGAGAGGAGGTGAATGCTGTATGAACTTTACAGAAGTAATTGCACTACTCGCAAACATCTGCACCATAGTTATTACAATAGATTATTTCTTGAATAGACGGAAATAATCGGTACAGAGGGGCTTCCAACCACCCCTCTCTACTAAAAACTTAAATGAAAGGAAGTGGTTATAATGTTACAATATATAAATACAGCACTATCTGTAGTAAATTTAATTTTACTAATATATTTATTGAATAAAAAAAAGTAAGCCCTACTCGCAAATTTTTAGGGCTTAGCTGTATGAACTTCTTGGTATTAGTATACACCAAAATGTTTAAGAAGTCAAGAGAGGAAGTGTTATAGTATGGACAATGATAAAAAAAGAGGGGGTGTAAGAAAAGGAGCCGGAAGAAAATCAACTGGAAGAGAAAGAGACAAAACAATCAGCTTTAAAGTTACAGATGAAGAAAGAGAAATGATATATAAAATATTGGATAATTTAAAGGAAACAAGAACAGGAGCATTATTGAAAATATTACAAAAATATAATAAAAAATAGAAAGAGGTGATAATATGAAAATTATAAAAAAAACTTTAGAAGAAATAATGGATTATTTTTATAGTACTGACTTTTCAGCCAATGGTATATATATGGTTAATCATTTAATTGATCCAGAAGGTGTAGCGGTATCAAAAAAATTAGTTGAATTAGGATTTTTAATTTTAGATGAAAAAAATTCATTACCATTGCTTTCTACATTTATAATTACTCAGAAAGGAATTAAAGAATATAAAGACTATCATAAAAAGAGAGTTTAGAAATTACTCTCTTTTTCTTTTATAGTCTTTTCAATTTCGATTTTCAATATTTTCAAATCGTCAAGCTTCATTTCCTTTAAATCTGATATTTTTAGCTCCTTCAGGATTTCAATTTTCTTTTCTTTTAGTTTTTTCAT